CGGGTTCGCAGCGGCGGCTACCGTGTTCAAGAACACAAGAAGCGAATTAGCGGCGGCGGTATTCACAACACAATTTTGGTACTGAAGTTCCGCATCGGTTCCGCCCTGACCCGTGATAAGAGGAGGGCTGATAACCATATGGGTCCCATCGGTTACGCTTATAACCCTAAAAGTCTTGAGCTGCCCGGTATCCTGCTTCGTAATGTGATGTACCGCATTTACAGCCGCAATAGTGAAGCAATCTCCAGCTACCACGCTGGCCGTAGTAGATACGGTAACCGACTGGAAACGGTTGTCAACGTTCGATCGCTCTCCCGTAGCAGCAACGGAAGTCGCTTCAGGTACATACACATTTCCGCCAGCAGCGAGCGTGCTTATTTCTATAGCCGCGCCACCACCAGCCGCAGCAAGCCTTCGAGCGTAGTCGAGCTTGTAGGTATCGAAGCTCGCCACACGTCCTACATAGGCTCGCTCGTAAGCGGTTGTCGGCTTTCCGGTCATGGTTTCTCGACCAGCAAGATCAGCAGCCATACCGTTATAGTCGCGCGTGGACAGAGCAAGATACCGTTCATAGTCGACGATGCCCTGCTCGTTCATGATCGCTTCACACAACGCTACATCGACAAAACCAGTCGCAGCGGCGGCCTGTTTGATAACAAGCGTGCCCTGAAGCGCGGCAACGTCGAGAATAGCACGGTTGATGTCGGATGCGAGCTTCTGCTTTCCGGCGTCTCCGAGCCGCTTTTCCTGAAGCGCATCGCGAAGCTCGGAGGCGGTCATGATCCACGGAACGGACTTACTGAACCCGAGCGTTGCCGGGACGGAGAGCTGGGTCTGTTCTCCGAAGTTGGCGGTCTGGTCGGTACCGTCGAACGACTGCATGATGTACGGCTGCGGACGCCAAATGACGTTACCCGTCCGCTCCATCATCTGATCGTTCGTGCGGTATATCGATACGTTGCGTGACAAAACGAGCTGATCCTGGAATCCCTCAAGGATTTCCTCGAATGCAACTCGTTCCTCTTTACTAAACTCGTTAGCCATGTTCGGCCCTCCTGAAAATGAAAGTCGATCAACCTACGTCGATCTTATCGGAACTCTCATCCATTAGGCCGGACGGTTAGCCAACAACTGCCGAATTAGGGTACGGCGTTCCCCATAAAATCGCGCTTATTTCTTTTCGCGCTGTTTCTTGTATGCTATTACTTCGCTGTAATCGCCCGTCTTCTCTGCCTTCTCTCTGAGTCGTTCAAGCGCCGAATCGGTAGTTCCTGAAACTCCCGAGCCACCCTTGACTCTAACCTCTGGCTGTACTGCGGGCTTCTTTCCCACCTTGACCATCTCCTCAAGCTTCGATATGGCTATACCAAAATGTACCGGGTTCTTTATCTCGGCTAACTCTTTCGCCTTCGCTTCGTTTTTCCCTAAAGCGTAGACTATAAGCGCCGGGTCCTTCGCTACGTCTATGATTATATTCTGTTGTACGTTAGAAAGCAAGCCAACGACAACATCTTTTGCAGACTCAAAGTCATCGACGCCAAGCTTAACTCTCTTTTCATGATATGCCGCTACCTTCGCGTTCCAGGCTTCTTCCTCTTTCTTCGCTTCTACTTCTTGCGCGGCCTTTCGCGACTTGATGACAAGCTCTTGTTCCTTCCAAGAGTCAAGCGCCTTCTCGTACTTTTCTTCGTCGTAATCATTGTCGGCAAGCGTCGGCTTAGGGCCTAACTGCGGTTCCTGCGGCTGTGCCTGCGCGTTGATCTTCTGGCGCTCTTCGCGCAACTGACGCTCAAGCTCGCGCGTCTTCTTCTCAAGCTCCTTGTTGGTAGTGCGTACTTTGCGCACCCAAGCAGGAGCCGCCTTTATCTCTTCCTCTGGCGGTTCGTCGTCCTCTTTCGCTTCAGGCTCATCCCCGATTGATATAACAAGTTTTTCCGGCTGCGCTTCCTCGGCGGGATTATCTCCGCTATCGGTTTCTACGGCCGCCACTTGCTCTTCAACATGCTCCACAACATCTTCGTTATCTGCCACTTGTCATTCCTTTCTCTCTCAATTAATGCCGGAGAGGGCGGCGCGTATCCTATAATCTTCGTCTCAGAAACCACACCTTTGTCTGTTTTTATAACTCTTTCTCTAGTTATTGGTCCAATCCACTTATCGCTTATTTCACCAAAGCCCAAATATAGGCACGGACTTTGTATAGATTCGCTCAACACCTCTCCTAGCACAGAAGGAGTATTTGTGTATTCTTTCAAAACAGAATCATATACTTCTAATCTACCCTGCATGTCATCTCCTCGCTCGATTATCGCCCGAGCGGATAGCGCCTATTCCTTCTTTTTCTTGTCACGCTTGTATTTCACAATCTCGCCAAGGTCGCCCTTGTAAGGCTTTTCTTTGATTGCCTTATCGACAAGCTTTTCAAGCTCTGGATCGCTCTCGTCTATCTCGATCGACACAAAGCCATCACCTTGCGCCTGAGTAAGATACGTCTTACCGTCTCGGCCCTTTTTCTTGAAGACAGGCTCATCGCTCATTGTGGCCCCCCTTGTGGGATAAGCGCGTTAGCTTCTGGAGTCAGCATCTCTGCTACTTCCATAGCGCTCTTTGTGCTCGCGATGTCGGTATCGGCAAGAGTCTTGATCGTGTCTGCCTTTATCTTCTCGACCTCAGCCACCACCTTGAGCACACCGGCGCGCGCCTTGACCGCGTTGGCTTGCGCCTCTTCCGCCATCCCTTCAAGCGCAAGCGCATTCGGGTCTTTCTCCTGTGCCTTCGCATCCATCGCGGCTTTTTCTTCGTCAGTCGGCTTCATAACTCCAAGTTGCACAAGCTTCTTTCGGAAATACTCGCGCACGTCTGAGACTCCCTCGCCTTCCATGTTCATCATGACCATCGACATTAAGACTTGCTTCGTCTCGGGGTCTTCGGACAATGGAAGCATGTTCGTCAGTGCTCGGATAGTTGCCTCTCGCTTCGACACTGACGACGGACCAACCGTTACGGATACATCGAACTTCGCGCGTGAGAAGTCTACAGCCTTAACAAGCGCTCCGGTGTTCGGGTCTTTAGCGGGCGTCCCAAGCTCGACAGATCCTATATCCTCGGCAGTCGACCCGATGGTCTTCATCTTGCGCCCGTCTTCGACGTACACCTCGCGCGCCATAGAAAGCCAAACCATAGCCGTGTGTTGTACGGACTTCGCAAAATTGGAATGGAAGTTGAAGGTACTAACGTCTAAATTAGCTTTCGCAAGCTCAATGGCCTTTCCGGATATATTCGATACAACCTTTTCCGTCTCCTGGTAGTTTCCAAAAATGTCTTTCATGGCCTGGTCGGTTATCTGAAGTAACGCGGCTACGGCCTCGGGAATCTCTGGCGGCTTCGTGTACGCAATAGGACCAGCAGGCATAGGATTTCCGTTCGCATCGGTTATCGGGTTGACAAGCAAATAAGGATTGTTTGCTATGTTGTCTTTAGCCCACAGCTCGCCTAATCCAACAACCTGCTCGGGAGTAAATATGGGCTTTGACAAAGCAGAAATAGCGCTTATCTCTCCAACCTTGGAAAGCTGGGCGTTGTACAACCTCTGCGCATCTTTCGCCAACCGGACTCGACCCATGCATCGCTCTGTGTTATCTACGAACCAGCGCATACCGTACATCGGAATGATGGGAATGTACTTACCGGCGATTGTCTTGCAGTCTTCAAGCACGCTGTTACCGCACAAAATATACTTGTGTATTCCGCGCCTCTTCACCGTTTTGCGTGATACCTCACGGTATCCGGTCGCTATCATCTCGCCCAACTGTTCGGGAGTTATGTCTTTCTCCCATAGCTTCAATTCGTCTCCGCTTGCGCCTTGGTACGTTATGCGATGTTGTCCCTTATCTTCTACGACAAAGTATTCAGCGATGTACACAACGTCGGGTGTGTTCCAATCAAATTGCGTGCTTGTCTCAGGCTCCGGCCAGCTTGACGGACTTTCGTCATATTCTTTTTCAAATGCACTCGGTGTCATCGATGTCAAAACAAAGGCGTGTTTCGCGTCGGTCTTGTCGTACTTCTTAGCGTCAAGGTCGAACCATACCGATTGATCCGCCTCATAAATTGGCTCTATCTTGATTCGCTGCTTCTCGTCGTCCGGGTCTTCTTCGTTCTCATACTCAGTAGACAAGCGCCACGCACCGAATCCACCGCCCGCCGCTTCCTCAAACCCGTTGTCGTAAGCCTCGGTTGCCGTAGAATCGTGCTCGTCTGCTCGGAAAAGTCCATCGCAAGCATCGGCCAGGTCATCATCCTTCATCCCATCTTTTGATATGAAGTCTGCTCCAACGCGGTTGTTTCTGTTTTCGTTGATCGGCCTCATTACGGCCGCATAGCACTTGTTGACCTCGAACATCGGCTTGTTTTCAAACTGAGCGCCGGACTTGCCTTCCCATTGTGCGCCAGGAATCGAGTAGAAGCGCCGATCCTCTTTGCACAGTTTGCGCTCTTCGTACATTGCGGAATAGATACGGTCGAACTGCTCAAGCGCTTCGCGGTGGATTGACTTTAGGCGGTCGTCGTTAGTCAGTCTAGGCATTTGCTTTGCCCTCTTTGTATCGTATCATCTTTTCTTCAGCGTCTTCAAAGCCCATCCATTTCAAAACAATCTCGTTTAAAGCAATATCACATTCAACACATATCGGTCTATATACGTTTCCGTCAGAGCATATTTGCCATTGTTCTGATGCTTTATTCCCACACCTAAAACATTTAAGGCGCTTTATGCCTAGAGCTGTGTATGGCTCTTTTCTACCAGACACACTCGGCATTTACTTCTTCCCGCCCTTTTTCTTCCCGCCTTTACCTTTACCGCATCCCATGGCTACCACCTATTCACGATCGGCATTACGTCAACTCGTACCTGTTTTGGTGCTCCCTTTACGATTGCCGGGAACAACTCCGCAAGCCCCCATATTAACGCATCCGCCCTATTCGGCGATCTACCGCCAGTATAGCCCGTTGTGGAGAATCCTGCAAGTTCTTCTTCAAGCTCTACGAATCTGCCGACGTGGCGGACTTTGCCTTGCTCATACAGCGCGGAAAACGGTTCCGCCCTCGCTATCTTTCCACGGCTTGCGGTTACCGGCTTAAACGGAGTACG